AATGGATCCGAGTCACAACGGCTCTGATGTATGCAATGTCGACGAAAAGACAATCTCCGACGCTATCTCGGACTCGAATCGAAGCACGCTGTCTCGTCAGAGCACTGATCCCGATGAGCGATGACCAAGCCGACCGATGGTTCCGAAAACTCGTATTGCTTGCATTGATGCTCGTCTGGACGGTTCTCGTCCTCGATCTCACCGACGCCAACCCCGAACGCTGGCTTCTCTATGGCCTGACTGCAGTCGTCTTCCTGATTGCCGGCCGTATGTGGGACGTCGAACTCGAAAAGATCGACGTCCCTGGCCTCTCGTTCGGGGGCAACGACGTTGACGATGATCGCGAAAAGTGAATTTCGAGCCGTATTTAAAATATAAAACGCCCCCCGTTGCAGCCCGACGCATTTTACAGCTATGAGTAAGCGAGATCAACGAGTCATACTGGCCCTGAAGTGGCACTACCTGGACCATCTGAGCACCAGAGAGATCCAAGAGCGCTTCGAGGAGACCGGCCACGGCTCGTTTGCCTTGTCGACTATCCGCGACTACCTCAACGAAGAGCCGGCCGACGGGGTCGAGCGGATGATCGAGGAGGAGCACGCCAACGTCCGACTGCAGATCGCCGAACGCGAAGAGCGTATGTGGCGCCGTGCTCGCGATGCCGAAGAGGCGTCGACGAAAGACGAACCCATCAAGCGTGTTGTCCCGAAGACCGAGACCGTCCCGGCCGATCGCGATGGACCGATTCGGTGGCCCGAGTGGGAGCTCGTCGAGCCCGGTGACGACGATCGTCCCGAATGGGCTCAAGAACACGACGTCATCATCCGCTTTACTGACGGCTACACCGACATCATGCCTGGGCAGCGCTACCCTGTCCAGGCGATCGACGGGTCGCCGAGCTACACAACCGAGATGGTTGGCCTCGAACGCGACGTCGACGACCTCAAAGGCCAGGCGATGGCTCGTCAAGAGCAGTCCTCACACCTGAAAGCGAAGGGAGACGCACTGGGCGTCTACTCGACGGACATCAACATGAACGTCGATGGCGACGTCGATCACTCGATTGAGCTCGACGCCGAGACCGCTGCGGCAATTCGGGAGGCAGACCTCGATGAGTAGCACTCAAACCGAGCAGGTCGAGCTCACCAACGAGCAGATCAGAGCCGCCTACAACCCCTTTGAGCACGGCTGCTGGCTTGACTTCGCCAACAAGGTCACCCAGGGGTACATGGCTGGGGAGTACGACGACTGGTCACCACTCGGCGCTCATCACGGCCAGTGGATTCGACACCTCGCCGGCGATGCTGACGTCGACGGCGACCTCGCATTACTCTGCCACCGTGACGGCCTGAAGACGACGATCATCTCGGCATTCGCCGTCGCCTGCCTCGAATACCTGGATGGCTACCGAGTCATCTGGGCGATGAACACACAAGAGCAGGCGTTCGAGAAGGCCGACCGCGAGCTCAACCGGATGATCGAGCGCAATCCCTGGCTCACGAATCTCAACAAGCCTCGTGACGAGGACTCGAAAAAGACGAAGGTGTTCGCGAACGGCTCGTCGCTGACGACGGGTTGGCTCTTCGGCGCGATCGAGGGGGCACGAGCGCACCTACTCATCCTTGACGACATCATCAAAGAGCGCGGTGACGGCCAGACGTCGGAGATCCTCAACTGGGTTGACGGCGTCTCGATCCCGATGGTCAAAGAGGACGGCCGGACTGTCATGGTCGGGACACGGAAGCGACCGGACGATATCTACAGCCATTACCGCAACTACGAGGGCTACTCACTGCGAGAGTTCCCCGCGGTGCTCGACGTCTGGGACCAGGAGTTCCGCAGCGACGATGACTGGGAGGCACGCCGCCCTGACGAGAAGTTCTACACCGAGGTCAAGAACCCATGGCGTGATGGCGAGACACTGCAGTTGCTCTGGCCCGATGCCCGCGGTCCCGAGTGGCTTGCCGATAAGCGCTCGAAGATGGCCGACTACCTGTTTTGGCGCGAATACACACTGACGATTCGTGGGGCGTCGGGCAACCTCCTCGACGAGGCTGCAATCAATCGCAACTCCGCGGATGGTGGCTGCTCGATCCGCAACCGGTCACCGCCGCAAAAGTATCGGGCTGGCCGTGGCGAGGCGATCGTCGTTGGACACGACCCGGCAATGAGCCCGACCGGCGACGACGCGGCGTTCTTGGTGCAGTTACTCCGTCGGAACGGATCGCGTGTCATCCTCGATGCCCACGCCGAGAAGGGGATGTCCCCGTCGGCGATCAAGACACGACTCCAGGAGTACGACCGCCGCTACGACCCGGCGGTCATCATGATCGAGGACAACGGGATGCAGCAGTACATCGTCCAGGACGCTATCGAGTTCTCCCCAGCGCTGCGGGCGAAGGTCACCGGCATGTCGACGACGTCGAAAAAGCACTCGTGGGAGAACGGCATCCCGCGGCTTCGACAGCTCGCCGAGAACGGTGGCATCCAGTTTTACCGTGGCCATGACGCCAGCGAGGACGTCATCCAATCGATGCTGTCGCTCGAACTCGACGGCGGGAAACTGAGTGGGCACACGCCCGACCTTGTCGCAGCGTGGTACATGGCCGAGCAGGCGATCCGCAACCTGGAGTCGATGGGCGTGACCGACCCCGATCCAGAGGATAACGGAGTGAGCTATCTATGAGCCAAACACAATCAGACGACAGTCCAGAGGTAAAGATGAACGTCGAGGGGATCGGCTCGGAGACGTCGCTCTCGAAGGCAACAGAGTCGACACAGCTCTCGGATCGCCGAATCCGGTCGCTCAACATCGGCGTCAAGCCACCGTACAACCCCGACCTGCTTGCGTCGTTCCTTGAGCGCAACGAAACGCTCGCGACGGGCATCCGCAAGAAGTCGCGGTACGAGGTCGGCTACGGTTTCACCATCGTCCCACACAGCGACGTCGACACCGAAGATGCCGACGAGGACGGCCGTGCGGTCGTCCGCAACTTCTGGCGGGGCCGGGAGTCACGGTGGCTCACGGGGCCACACAACTCAGCCGAGCCAACCACGCCCGAAGAGGTCAAAGAACTCGCTCGCCAGGACTACCACCTCATTGGCTGGTGTTGTCTGGAGATACTCGTCGACCTCGAGGGCCGACCGGTCGGGCTCGCACACGTCCCGGCTAACACTGTCCGGGTCCGCAAGCCACAGAACCGGTTTGACCAACCCCGACATCCCGAGGGTGGGCAGTTCATCAGCGCCGACGACGCACAGTTTGCGAGTCGAGGCTATGTGCAAGTCCGTAATGGCCGGCGGCGCTACTTCGGCGAGGCCGGCGATCGGTACCGGGGGCTCGAACCAAGGATCACGACCGGCAGTGACGACGAGCCCAGAGTCACCTACCAGGCCAACGAGGGCGATGAGCGCGAGCCGCTCTTCGTCGACAGTGAGACGGGCGACGTCGCAGTCGGCGATGCATCGCTGCTCGACAACAAGCCTGCGAACGAGCTCATCTTCATCCGTAACCCCAGCCCGCTCGAACAGGACTACGGCGTCCCTGACTGGGTTAGTGCGATCCGGACAATCTCGGCTGACGAGGCTGCCAAGGACTACAACCGCGAGTTCTTCGACAACGACACCATCCCGCGGTTTGTGATCAAGGTGACTGGCGGACAGCTCACCGAGGAGTCCAAAGACGACCTCAAAAAGATGATCAGCGGGCTTCGCGAGGAGTCACACCGAACCGTCCTCTTGGAGGTAGACAAGTTCAACACGCAACTTGACGAAGACGTCGAGATCGAGTTGGAGCCACTGTCTCAAGGCATCAGCGAGGAGATGTCGTTCCAGGCCTTCCGCGAAAAGAACGAGCACGAGATCGCAAAGGTGCTCGAGATCCCGCCCATCAAGATCGGCAACACTGGGACGTCGAACCGCTCGAACTCAGAGGTACAGGACAGAGAGTTTGCGCTCGAAGTCATCCAACCTGAGCAGCACAAGTTCGCCGAGCGACTCTATCGGCTCGTCCACCAGATAGCGTTTGGCGTCACTGATTGGACGATCGAGTACGAGCTCCGTGGGGCTGACCAACCCAAAGAGGACGTC